CACTATTAACAACACATTGTGTATAAACTCTGATGAGATTATACAAATTATTTTACAAAACACTTGACTTATATTTTAAAATAGTTTTATATTTGTTCCGTTCATTGTTTTAAGTTATTGATTTATTAGTTGCGAGTAAGGGGTGTCAAAACCCCTTATTTGTTTTTAAAAATTACTCATGATAAAATGCCAAGCCTCCGAGTGTTTCTGTACAGACTTTAATAAAAAGTTCTGCAAACACTATAGAGAAGAAGATAAGCCAAAATCTTCAGGTCTGAGAAGAACTCCAATGAAAAGAAAGAGAAGACCTACAGGGGAGATGGAATTATTTAAAGAGTTGTGGGAGAAAAGAAAGCATAGATGTTTTGTAACTGGTCAGCCATTGGAATTTTCTCACATGATATGCTTTCATATCCTAGGCAAAGGAGCTTTCCCTTCCTACAGATTAAATCCATCCAACATAATATTTGTCAATGCCCAATACCATATGGATTGGCATACTATGAGTAAAGAGGAACTATTAAAGAAAGATGCGAGATGGGTCTACGTTTTTAAGATGTATGACCTACTCAAACAGGCGTACCTGTCCGAAGACCTATAGTGTGATTCTTGCAGAGTCTAATTTGATTAGAGTCGAAATGTTTTATCTCTCCGGTTTTCTCAAGAGCCACTACCCATACTGTATTATTCTGCATTCCATAGTCCATGAGGAATAGGGCAATCCCATAACCTAACTCTGTCTCTACCCAAAGTATTTGTTGTATTTCATGTATATTCATTGTAACAAATTTAGGTGTATATTTGTTACATGAGAAATTCTTTAGCCGGATCTAAGGCAGGTAAATCTAAGTCAGCAAAATACTTTCAGACTCACAAGGAGTCGAGGGAGAAAAAGAATGCCTATAATAAAGAGTATCACTCTACACCCGAGAGGCGTAAGTATCGTTCAGAACTGAACAAGGAGAATCGTAAGTCAGGAACATATGGCAACAAAGATGGCAAGGATAAAAGCCATACAAAGTTAGGTAAGTTAGTTTCTGAGAAGCAGTCAAGAAACCGATCGAGAAACGGAAAGGGCGGCACTCCACGTTTGAAGTAACCGCCCATCCTGGTTTTGGTTTACAAATCAGAAAGTCTTCTCTTTCATATCTTTTAATACGCTTGCAGATACATTTCCTACTAATCGGTCTTTGTATTCCCCATCCTTAAAGAAAAGAATAGCCGGAATATTTCTCACCTTATTTTCTGCACAGTAGTCTGGGTATTCGTCTACGTTTATTTTTAAGACCTGAACGTCTTCATTCTCTCCTGCAAAATCAATAAGTGTAGGAGTTAATAGTTTACATGGTGTACACCACTCGGCACTAAAGTCAACAATGACATTAGAGTTGTTTTTAATGATTTCGATTGCATCTACGTCACTTACTTGTTTAAATTTATTTTCCATAGTTTTAAATTGTTTCTAAAGGAACGATGGTCACCTCCCAAAATTCTTTACCCTTGGGTACAATTAGTTTGTAAAGATGGATCTCGTATACGTCTTTGTCGTTAAACTTATATTTCTTCTGCATTATATCCAACACTAGTTTAGTAGGGTTGTCTACATCTGATGCTTTGTTAGAAAAACCATACCTAATGTGGAGAGCAACTCTTCCTTGAGGGAATCGTATTCTAGGCATCATTATTAGGCATGACTTTTCATAATTCGTGTAAGCCTTAGTCTTAAATCTCCTTCCTTGGAAGGCTTGGTTGATGGATAAAGGCTTTATTTCAACTTTAATGGTACTCATTCATTCTATTAAATACATTCACAACTTTGTGCCTCAACTCCGGATCTTGAATAAATGATAGAGCTTCGTAGATTGGTGCGTCTGTGTTATTATTGGGTATAAATTTAATGAAGGATGGTTCAACTAATTCAATTTGTCCCTCGTAATTTTCAACTATTGCTACTGTGTCTCCAGATATAGTTGCCCATTGATGAAACAAACCTTCCTTTGCTCCATTGAAGTGGATAGTCTGTCTGTCATCATCAATCCAAACGAAGCAAGCACCCTGCTCAATAAATATATCGTTCCAATACTTAACCTTTCTCATTGTCTCTAATGGTCAAGAAGACATCTGCTTCCGGTATGAAACCAACCTTAATATCTTTTTCTTGAATGTACACTGGGGCGTTCTTTTTAAACTTGATGTAGTCTCCCACCTTTACTTCTCGAATACTAGGTCCTACTTCAATTACCTTTCCTCCTAGCACTTCTTTGCCTACAAAGGATGTGTCAAGGTTAGATGACTTTACTATTTCTTCCTCAATCGGAATGAATTTGATTCTGTCTGAAAGTGTTTTCATCGTGTTTATTTTTTTGTTACTATGAATATGATTCCTCCAATGAAAGATACCGGTATGCCTACAATGGACACAGTCTTCCATGTGTTCTTTCTCCAAAGCAAGTCCTCAGCATCACCCTCTAATTCACTATAATCGTTCTTCAGATTGGTGTTGATTGCCTCTAGGTTTAGTAGACGTTGCTCACACATATCGTTGGCAGTCTTATACCCTTTGCTGATACCCTCAACCTCAGCAACCTTGTCCTCCAAGAACTTGATGTGGCTAATGTGAGTACCATATATGCTATGGTAGAACTTCTCTGACACAATAATCTTGTTAATTAACTTTACCTCCTGGTCACTTAGGCAGGTTAAAGTATCCTTGTTTATCAAGATCCTTGTATTTGGCAAAGTTAGTTGAGAGAATAATGACTTGCTGATTAGCACTAGCATTATTAATAACGGCAATGTCTTTTTCATAATCTGATTTTTGTTTTTGTTCTGTCTGTTCAATGATGTGTATTTCTCTTTCTATTAATTTAACACGCATTTCCGCAGCCTTTATTTCATCCAATACGCCTTGTCTCTGCACGTTAAGTAATGAGTCGGTCTGTCTCAGTAGCTTGGCATTTAGCTTATTCATTTCGTCTAGTCTTTTCCTCTCTGTTTCAACGGCAGCGAAAGAGAGGATGAAAACAAGTAAGGCTGCTACACTAAGAATTAGGATTGTCTCCCGATTCAGCATTTTTTTCCAACTCGGATTGTTGCTCAATAAGTTTTTCATGTTTGTACTTTTTAATTAATTCAATGATGTCGTTGTAAGCAAACCAGGGTGTGCTTGCTATTTCTTTGATGAGGTTCTCGGTGTCAACTGCTGCTCTGTTGTAGTAATCTCCACCCTCTATTTGAAAGAGGGCAGAGGCTAATACTTTATACTTATTCTCTACAGCTTTAACGAACTGATTTCCTTTCATCTTGACTTCCTTCTCCCAATATGGAGGTCCAATCTCGTCAGAGATAATTATGAAACAGTTTGCGTGCAGAACACTCGCAATAATCTGATGCTTCTTGTGGTCATCTAAAATCATCGGTTAGATAGTTTTTCGATTAATAATTTCTTATACTTAACAGCTTTGTCTATTGCCTCATCCAATTGTTCTTTGGAATCAGGTTGTAAATGTACAGGAATTATTGACATCTTGTTCTTGCCATCCATTCTCGGATCGTAAGAGATAAACATACCCTCATCCTTACCGGTGATGACCATGTTCATTTGAAGTTGCCACCAATAAGCCTTTCTCAATTTTAACAAGTCAAACTCATCTTTCAAGAGAAGGTTCTGAACATGGTTCTCAAAGTTGTAAGGGCATTTGATTTCAATAACACCGAAGCGAGAACACATTCCATCTGGAGAGCCACCTGCAAAGTCTCCATATGGGATGAAGCCAACTGATTCTACTTGACATTCCATCAACTCGGCATAAAGGTTACAAGCCTCTGCCTCGTGTTCTACTCCCCATGTAGTAGCAGCAGTATCCGTAGTTTGCTCTATACCGGTCATCTCTTCCGCTACCTTTGACATAATATATGCCTTGGTAGTCTCTGACAACTCCCCTTTCTCACGAGCATCCTTCGTTTGAGGCTGTACAAACAACTTATGTATCTCGCTTGAGGTAAACTTACCTACACGAGCATTAAACCAAGCCTTAGACCGCTGAGTAGCGGCCTGTGCTTGTTCTTTTAAGATTTCATTTAACAAGTTCATTTTCTTCAATTGGTTTTAAGTTAATATCCATTCCGCATTCTTTATTGGACATGAAAGAGCCATCCAAGAACCACGTCTCTACATCTCCGTTCACAACACCAACTACAGGTTGCTTTAACGATAATTCAATGGCAATTATCTTCACATTATCTTCTGCAGCTGACGTAACAACTTGGTACTTTCCAGTAAGGTATTCGTCAAGATTGAATTTAATTAGATTATTCATTGTTACCTCCCTTGTTCTTTGCTCTTGCCTTTTCAATAATCTCTTTCTTCTGATCCGGATCTATCATAACTGACTCATCTGATAAAGCAGTCTCAAGTTCTACTACGTTTGTAGTCTTCTCAAGAAGTCTCTCAACCTGCTCTTCGCTCATCTTAACGTACTCAACATTCTTATACTCCTCATTGTCGATGTCAATGGCTGTATTAACCTTCTCAATTCGGTCAAGGGCAAAGGATGACTTTGGAATAGACTTCCATCCTCTCTTTACAACAGTCTTACGAGCCATTTCAGCGTAGTCAGTAGACCAAGGTCCAACATCCTTTCTACCGGTCTCAGAACGATTCTTAATGGCATCAATCTGAGGCTTCCACATCACCTCAAACAAGGTCTCGTTGTTGTGCAGAGTGAAGATGGCGTATACGGCAATGATGTCCTCTACCTTAAACGTCTCTCCCTTTGGCTTGTGAATGATGCTTGGCTTTGTTCCTTGTACAATATCAAACTCATCCCCTCTGTAAACTACTCCCGAAGATACCGACTTAATTATACCTGTGTCAGAGATAAGTTTAATCATGCCTTGGTAACCAGGCATTAGTTTAGCATTGCCCTTGAAGGGAACAAGGTAAGCCAAGTTCATCACCGGATTCAGCGACAACTTGGTCAAGGCACAATTGTACACAGCCATTGCAACTGACTGCGGATTAGAGTTAGCCAACACACTATTGTTGTTAGCAGCTTGAATGGCGAAAGACATCTCTCTCATTAGGACCTCTTCGCCCCCCATTAATTTAATCATCTCCTCTCTGCGAGGTTCGATGTACGGCATTACCGTTTTTGGTGAAATTGTTATGTTTGACATAAATTATAAGTTTTCTATTTAATTTTTACAAATGTAATACATTATTCAAATCCCTCCAAAACTTTTTTTGTGTATTTTTCTAACATTTGTATATATTCTTCATGCTCGAGTTTTATATCCGTTCCCCACTTGCTGAATATTTGCTTGAGGATATTGGATCTCTCCTTTCTATCCATAGGATACAAGGCTAGGTCGAAGTGTATCCAAACCTTTGGTTCGATGGGTAGACCTAGTTGCATGAGCATTTTGTTTACCCTTTTATGAAGCAGGTCTATCTTGGCGTATGTCTCTGCTCTATTTATATAAGTTCTACTACGAAAAGATTTTGCCATTGTTTCTATCGTTTGTTCTTTCGATGGCAGACTTAATGTTCTTCCAATCGACCAGGTCTTCGTTCTCAAATATCATCTTTCCAATGAACAAGGACATCATTCTACGAGTCTTCTCCTTGTCATATTCCGGTCTAAATATCTTGAGAGCCACACGAGGATTTATGTCCTTATCCGCAAAGTACATTAACCATTCTACCCTATACTTATGCTTTGATTTCATTTCTTATTGCCTCTATTTTCTCTTTAAACTCCTCTACCTCCTCGCAGTATTTTATCATGGCATCCAACACCATCAATACCTTCTCAGGATCCCTCAAAGGCTTTTTCCGAGACACAAGGTCGGTAACGTAATTGTATCCAAACTCGCATTTAGAGTTAATATAAGATAGGTTTA